AGTGTCCGCAGGAAAGTCTCTAAGTAAAATAGTAACTTGAGCATTGCCTTGTATTGTTTTAAAGTCAGGAACAAATTTTCGCATACTCATAAATACTTGAGCATTACCTTCTATATTTAAACTAAAATCTCCTGATTCAATAAAAGCAGGTATAGCCGTTTTATTACCTGCTGTATCTACTTGATTAACTCCAGTTTCATGAGCATAGTAAATTGTAGATCCATTAATATTAGTTACTCCTTGAATATCAGGAAATGAAGGAGTGCCTGTAGAATTATATTCAGTAGCATAAGGCACAGAATATAAATTTGCATCTACCCATGTGGTTCTAGATAAAGACCCAGTTACCCAAGTTCCATCTTGATAATTATAACAAACATATCTATCATTAAAAGATGATCCAGCTTTAGGATAGTACCAACATATTTCTTCATAAAGATGATTCAACCCAGCATAGACTGATTCACCATTTTGATAATTAACTCCTAAGTTGTCTCCATTCTTAGTTGTAAATACAAAATCTTCGACAGCACAAGGAAGTGATTTGACTGTACCATCATAAACAAAAAAACCACCTGACTCACCCATCCAATAAACAGCTCCATTCACGTACTTCATAGCGTGTTGACCAATACATCCACAGTTTGATCCTACTTGTCTTATTGAAAATGTAAAAGGTGGACCAACAAACTGCATAACATATGCAGCATTGTCTGTTAAAATAAAAGTATAATCTTTACCTTTTATTGCTCCTACTATTTTAGTACCAGAATCTAATCTAAAAGTTCCTGCTGTGTTTACTGATGTTGGTGTATAATCACTTATATTCTCTTGATCAGAAAATCTTATAAATAATTTGTCTTGTGTTCCGGTGTCTCCTATTGTTGTTTCAGTTCCCATCATTATTAAATGCCTATCTCTATCTGAAACCAAAGACATAACTGAAGCAGTAGGTGCGTTAGAGATAACTGTTGCTCTTGTATTAAGAGCATTAGAATTAGAATTAATTGGATTCCATTCAAATGATTGACCATTTTTAATAGTAGCAATTAACTTTTCACCGAAGTTATCTAACGACCATGAAGCAGGATCTTGTGTCAATGTTTGTGATAAAGATGCAACACCCCAACCTGTAAACACTTCAACACCTGCTCCGTCTGCATGTGCTGATCTAGTTCCTGCTGCAGCTCTAGTTATACCAGTTAGATCGTTTGATGATATTCCTGTGTATGAAATAAATTCTGCACCAACTTTAATTGTTCCAGTTGATGGAAATCCTGTAGTGGATGCGAGTGTGATAGAAGTTCCTGAGCCTCCTGTACCTGCAGTGTCATCTAACAAAGCTCCGTTTAATGTACTAAATACTTGTTGTCCACCACCCCATAATCCTGTACCCCAACCAAATCCATATGTAAATCCTAAAGCTCCAGGTTTAATATAAGGCGTTACTGTAGCTGACCCTGATCCGTTGACCGTTGTCCCTGCTGCGCTAGCCATTGTTATTGTAAAAGTATCACTGTTGGGAACAGTAACTACTTGAAAAGGTTTTGTTGTAAAATTTGCTGCAGTATATCCAGCACCTGATGGAGGTGTTACAGAACTAAATAAAAAAATATCTCCAGGCTCCAAAGCATGAGCTGCTTTATTGACGGTAACTGTTGCTGATGTATTTACAGTATCAAAAGTACAACTAGTTAAAGCTGTACCTAAAGGTGTAATATCAAAAAAAGCACCTTCATAATATATGACTAAAAGTTTGTTTGTTCCTATGGCAGCGTATCTTCTACCGTCTAAATCTGCCCATACAAATTGTTCTCTAGCAACACCTGTTAATGTGCTGTTAACTATTTGCTCCCAACCACCTATTTTTTCTGGTAATCCATATCTAAATCTAACGAAATCACCGTCTGTCCATTGCCCTTCGGCACCAGTTTGTGTGACTTGTTTATTGAATCCAGGAGCTATTTGTACTTTTGTTAATGGCATGATGTATTATAGCATTTTAAGACCACTAAATAAAGATTACAGATCTTCAACAGTTGCCGTTATTACTGCTCTAAAAGCATTTTTTACTGGAGATAATTCCACGATAGGTAGGTTAGCTTTTGAAAATATAGATCTATTTTGTTTAGTTTCAAACGATTGATTAAAAGGTGTTATCACACTACTCCCATCAGAATTATGTAAATGATAAGTAAAAAAAGTAAGATTCTTTGAAGAAAATATTTCTCTTTTCAAAACTTCATAATGTTCGTGGGTCTGCAAAAAATAATATATTGAAGAGTCTTTAATTCTCTTAAAGTTTTTGTAGACAAGTAATCTATCTATTACATATTTAAATGCAGAAATGTGTGCACTTACAGGTTTAAAATCTTCATAAAAAGTGTGTGTAAAATGTGGTGAAGAAGGTTTTCTGTACCATGGAAAATTAGTGTCTGAAATTTTATCTACAACCTCAGTGTGATGTGTGTTAGGTAAAAAATTATCTTCACAGCTATACATCTTTATTTTTTTTACCCTCTATTGTTGTATCATCATAAGTCATTAATTTTTTTACGCCTCCCTTAAAATTTGTTTGAAAGGAAACCAATACATTCATAAGTTCATTTGTTAAATGTTTAAAAGAAACTTCATCGAAAAATAATTCTCCATTTTCTTTTATTATATTTTTTTCATTTTCATCAAATATAATTACTGCACTACCGTCTTTATTGTTTTGTTTTATTATCATTTTTTCTCCAGTCCTATAGCTTGTCTGTTATCTAAAGCGTATTGAGCACATGGTCCATCTTTATCTACATAATGTAAAAAACATTGTGTTTGATAATCAGCTTCAAGAGGTTTTCTGTAATGACCTAATTCACAACCTAAATAAACCACGGCATCTCCTATTTCTGTAACTACTTCTTCTTTCTCCATATATATTGGCCAATGATTATTACCATCTACGTGAACAGTTACACTTATTTCACAAGAAGGTCTGTCTTGGTGTATCTCAAGTTCGTCTCCCCAGGTATACACTCTCCAAAAAGAATAAGTAGGGTCTAATTTTTTTCCTACTTCATTTTCTAAAAATTTAGTTTTACAGACTAGTAAAGACTCCATGACAGCGTCCGCATAAAAATGTGTTGTATATAATTTATGAAAATCTTGAAGAGATTCATTAGAAAACAATCTGTGTCTTATTTTACAAAACTCACTTAACAATTCTATTTCTTCTTTTGTTAAAAAATTTTTTATTAATTTATATTTAAAATCTTTACCTATAACGCCCATGATACCACCGAATATTTTGTTCCTTCACTTACTGCATTAACAGAATGTTGATATAAAAATGTACTTGGAAAAACTATCAATTTATTTTTTTCAACTTTAACTTCATATTTTTTGTTTTGATAAACAAAATTTAATTCACCACCTTTATAATTTTCATTTACAAAATAAACCATACTTAATGTTCTTGGTGTTTCAGATCCATGATCTACATGTGGTACATAATGACCTCCTATAGGATATCTTAAAATTTGTATATCTTTTATTCCACAAGTAATATCTATTTTTACTGCATGAGAATATTCTATTACACTTTGCTTAAATATTCTTTGAAAATAATTTGCCCAATGAACGTTAGTCATTTTTTCTTCATTTATAGTAAAAAGAGGACACCAATCAGTGTTCCGGATATCTTTAATTATTTTGTCACCAACCACCATAGCATCGTTAAATTCAAAAACTTTATTATCTATCAATTTTATAAATTGATTATATTTATCTTCTGGTATTACATTTCTAAATTGTACAATAAATTCGCTTAATTTGTTTTCCATTATTTCCAACTTTGTTTATCCCATACTTTTCTTTTGTAAGTATGTAATTTATTAAGTGTCCAATTCCAAAAATTTAATCTGTCTTCTTTTGGAATTTCACCTATCTCCATTTCCCACGATTCTCTTTTAAATGGTATGACTTGTACATAAGGTGTGCCTTTTAAAAGAATTGTATCTAACACTGGATATTTATCACCATTAACAATAAATGGAAAATTAACTTCTTGATTAAATATATCTGTGTTAACAATACCTGGTATTATAGAAAATCTATCATCTGTATTATTTAATGGTGGTAAAAATAAACAAGAGTATCCAGGAGGTGTTTTTATAACCCAAGGATTAAATATTTTATGAGCACCTAAATTTAAATTCTTTTTTTCTAAAGGAGATCCTTCAAATTGACCTACAGGGTGCATCGACTCTTCTCCTTTTACATTAATATTAGTATTAGCTCTATCGTTTAAAGATGGCACTAATTGAGTTGTTTTTTGTCTATCAATAACAATATTATGCCTTAGATGAAAATCTTGAGGTAAACTCAATACATATCCTGTAGTTAAAGTGTCTAAAAAAGGAATACAACCTTTTATTGTAATGTTTTCAGCAGAGTGTTGAATTTTTTTAAACCAATCAGGAATATTTAATTTAATAGGTTTTGGAAAATCTTCTTTTTGTTTGTAATATACTGGTGAAGTCCAAAATTTAATTTTGTTTGACATTGCAAATCTATATCACAACACAAACTAAATACAATTTTTATTATGGAAGTTGAAGCATTCCTTTGTAAGCAATACCAGCACTTTCACAATGATCTTCCCAAGACCCTGATAATGGGTAGGTTAAACTGCTTGAGTCAAAAGTTTCACAAGTGTTTTTGTACGAAGTCCAAAAAGAATGATCTGGATGATCTGCATTTGCTGTTAAGAATTGATCTATAGATACAACATATCTAGCTAAAACTTGATCTAATTCATCAGCAGTTTCAACACCATCAATTTCTCCCCAAGTGTAATTTGATCCATCATGTCCTGTAACTGCCTTAGATGCTTGTTTAAAATTATAGAAATCAGTATCTGATATAGATTCTACTATATAATTTTCATTTATATTTAGATTATCTTTTTCTGCATCATCTGCAGCTATTTTATAAACTTGTGTTTTATCTGTTTCACCTGAATTTAAAATTGCGTATGCCATAATTAACTTCCTACATAGTTATCGTATAATATTAAAGCCCCACCTTGTCCGCTATTTCCACGACCAGGAGGAGTTCCTGTTTGAGGTGTACCACCTGTTGATCTAGTTTCACCAAGTAAATATTCGTTTGTTAAAAAACCTACACCTCCAGAAAGACTTCCACTAGCTCCTGATGGAGCTGTAGGACTGTTGTAAGGGTTTCCTTGACCTCCGCCACCACCATTGGCTGTAAATAAATTTTGCACGTTAGTTGCACCACCTGAGTTTCCAGGTTGTCCTCCACTGTTAGGCCAACCACCGTTTCCACCATTTCCACCGCCACCAACAGAATATGGATAGCCTGTGCCTCCAGTTAGTGATCCTCCGATAAATCCTTTTCCACCAGTTCCGCCATTTCCTCCCCCTCCAGGGTTATGAGATGAAGATCCGCCTGCGCCACCGCCTCCTGCCCAAACGTAAGCTATGTAAGCGTTAGCATTAGAATTTGCAGTGTAAGTTCCACTTGATGGGCCATTAGTAGAAATTTTAACTCCCATGTTTCCCCCTCCAGCAGATCCTGTTGAAGCAGCTGTTAATCTTCCTTGAGCATCAACTGTGATTGATGCAAGAGTGTAAGATCCAGCAGAAACTGAAGTGTCTGCAAGTTTGGCTGCAGTTACAGCATCGTTAGCTATGTTAGCTGTCGCTACTGCGTCATCTGCAATTGCAGCGGCCACAACAGCATCGTCAGCAATCGCAGCAGCTACAACAGCATCGTCTGCAATTTTAGCTGAAGTTATTGCGTCATCTGCAATTTGCGAAGTTGCGATAGTTCCTGAAATATTTGCAGCAGCAACTGTTCCACCTAAAGTGTCTAATGAAATTTCTTTTAAATTTGTTCCATCAGAATATGCTGCGTAAATTTTTGCTTGGTCTAAAGTAAATCCAGTACCTGATGCAGTTTTAATTGTAAGGTTAGTTGGATTAGTTAAACCTGTTGCATCAAATATATAAAATTTTTCTATTGAATCTGGTATTGTACAAACTGTGCTCGCTGCAATTGAAGCAGTAGCAAATTTAATAACCATGTTTCTTGCATTTGATAACTGACCGTCTGACATTACAAGAGCAAGAGTACCACCACTTGATAATGTTACTTGTTCAAAACCAGCAATAGCTTGTTGAATTACATTTAAGTTTGTGTTTGTTTTATCACCCCATGTACCAGCGTTTTCACCGGTCACCATTAGCTCTAGTTTTAGGTCACTTGAATAACTTGATGCCATAAAAAATTCTCCTTAATAATTTTTATTTTACATGAATCACGCAGCCAAATCAACTACTGTCCAAGTATTTGATACTCCAAGGTCTATTTCAGACCACGCAGTAATATTAACGCTACCAACAGAAGAAGTCAATGACTGCCCTGTAGGAGTAACTATTCCATCCCCTGTAATACCTTCTTCACCTAAAGCTGATGTAATTGATAGCCCTGAAACTCCAATTATTTGACCTGGTATTTCTGCATGTTGACCAAGAGTCATTGTCAATGACTGTCCTGTAGGCTGTTCAACGGTAGTTTGAATTAAGCTTGCATTTCCTTGTGTCATGGTCATTGAAATACCGGTGACATCAACAGGAGTTTTTAGTCCTCCAACTACAATCCCTTGAGAAGAAGTAATAGATTGACCTGTTAAATCTACTGTTGCTAGTCCAGTTGTTCCTTGAACACCAGCGTTTGTAATATCTAATTGATCTTCTGAAGCAAGTACAAATATATCTTGGTCGATTTTAAGTGAGAAACTTCCTTGCGTTGATGTAATAGAAGACCCTGTAACTCCAACAACAACATCTGTGAAAGCTGTTTCATTACCTATAGAAGAAGTTAAAGATTGACCTGAAGCTAAAATAGAGAAATTATCGCCCCATGCAAATTCTCCCCATTCTCCTCTACCCCAACCTTCACCTGTTAAAGTAGTTTCATCAACTGTTGCTGCTCCAATAGATGAAGACATTGATATTCCTGAAACAATCGCACCAATTCCAATTTGAACTTGACCAACACCCATGGATTCAAGACTTCCTGTAACAGAAACATTAACAGATGTTCCTCCAATTCCTGCGCCTTGAGATGATGTTAAT